CCAATACCTACATTACCAGTTATTCGACTATTTCCAGAAACATCCAATGGAACAGTTGGACTAGTTGTTCCAATACCAACATTTGAACCTCTTACTGTTAATGTTTCTGTAAATGATGTAGAACGACCAAAACCAATACCTACTCTTGTTGTTGATGCATCAGAATAAATTTGTAAGACACTAGTTTGAATACCCAAACCATAATTATTAGAAGCAGAACCACTATCTCCCCATAATACTATTTTTTGACCAAGTTGATCTGGAAAATCTATTAGTGAAGTTGAACTTGTCATATTTAAATTTCCATTTATATTAGCATTTCCAGAAACATCCAATGGAACAGTTGGACTAGTTGTTCCAATACCAACATTACCACCATCCTGAATAAATATTCTAGAAGTACTTCCATTATTTCTTATATTAAAACCAGCTGAACCATAATTTAAATAAGTAATATTATCATTTTCACGAGGTATTAAAAATTGTTGTGCAGTACCAGAAGCATTATTTGCCCATATTACATTACGATTCTGGAATCGCATATTTCCACTTACATCCAATCTATAGTCATTATTATTATTTATTCCAATACCTACATTACCAGTTATTCGACTATTTCCAGAAACATCCAATGGAACAGTTGGACTAGTTGTTCCAATACCAACATTACCACCATCCTGAATAAATATTCTAGAAGTACCTGCATTATTTCTTATATTAAAACCAGCTGAACCATAATTTAAATAAGTAACATTATCATTTTCAAGAGGTATTAAAAATTGTTGTGCAGTACCAGAAGCATTATTTGCCCATATTACATTACGATTTTGGAATCGCATATTTCCACTTACATCCAATCTATAGTCATTATTACTATTTATTCCAATACCTACATTTCCACCAATATTTAAAGCACCTGCTACTCCAACTCCTCCTGATACAGTCAACGCACCTGAAGTTGTTGAATTAGAAGTAGCATTACCAGGAATATTTACTATTTCTGTATTGCGTCCCAAGACTATTTGATTGGATGCTGTTATTATACTTCCATTACCTATTGCTGTGGAATTTGAAAAATTATTACCTGATGCATCAGCTTCATTACCTAAATATGTATTATTGGAACCAGTAGTATTTGTTAGACCAGAATTTCTACCAATTGCTGTATTTCTGAGTCCAGTTGTATTATTTCTTAAAGCTGCTCTACCACTTGCTGTATTCCAGTTTCCAGTTGTATTTGATTGTAAAGATTGTTGCCCAGCTGCTGTATTTTCATTTCCAGTTGTATTAAATTCTAAAGCTCCTCCACCAATTGCTGTATTTTCATTTCCAGTTGTATTTCTAGATAAAGAATCTCTACCAGTTGCTGTATTATCTCCTCCACTTGTATTTGCAGTTAAACTATCATAACCAATTGCTGTATTTAGGTTTCCATTTGTATTGTTTCTTAAAGCAAGTAAACCAATTGCTGTATTATTTGTTCCAGTTGTATTTGACTCTAAAGCACGATTACCAAATACTGTATTTGTATCAATATTTCCACTACCTCTTCCAACAGTAATACTATTAATAAAACAATCTAGTGTAAATCTAGCATTGCCACTCACATCCAATACAAATGATGATGTATCCCTTCCAATACCTACATTTCCACCAACATTTAAAGCTCCTGCTACTCCAACTCCTCCTGATACAACCAAAGCACCTGTAGTTCTTGAAGTAGAAGAAGTTGTATTTAAAAAACTACCAGTATTTCCAACTATACTACTAAAATTACAAGTAGTTCCTGTTATTCCACTTGTTGCAATTATTAGTGAATTGCCAGCATCATTTCCACTAGCTAATACAGTCTGAAGATTGGTTTGTTGAACTTGTAGTACTTCTTCTTGCTTTCCACTAATCATCAAATTATCTCTATTATCCGCAACAGCAACAAATAATCCATTTCCATAAAATACAGAAGTCCAACTATTATTTAAGGGATGATCACGTAAATTCCAGTTAATTCCATCTGGACTTGTCATGACTCTATTCCCTGTGGATGCAGATGTAAATGCAACTGCTACAAATATCCCATCACCGTAACATACTGAAGTCCATTCACTATCAATAGCAGAAGTACGTAAAGTCCATGTAATACCATCTGGACTAGTCATCACTCTATTATTAGTTCCTGAACCTGCAACTGCTACAAATAATCCGTTAGCATAACATACTGCATTCCAATTATTATTAGCGGCAGAAGTACGTATAGTCCAATTAATACCATCTGGACTAGTCATAACTCTATTATCACTTCCTGTTCTTGCAACAGCAACAAATAATCCATTGCCAAAACATAATCCCCTCCACTCATTATTAGCAGCAGAAGTACGTATAGTCCAATTAATACCATCTGGACTAGTCATCACTCTATTATTACTTCCTGACCATGCAACTGCTACAAATAATCCATTAGCATAACATACTGCACGCCAAGCGTTATCAGCGGGAGAAGTACGTAAAGTCCAATTAATACCATTTGGACTTGTCATAACTCTATTACCAGTTCCTGTCTCTGCAACTGCTACAAATAATCCGTTAGCATAACATACTGCCTGCCAAGCTCTATTCAAATCAGCAGTTCTAGCTGTCCAATTTATAGCATCTTCACTTGTCATAACTCTAGTATTAGGGTTACCCTGTGCAACAGCAACAAATAAACCATTTCCATAACATATTCCTGTCCAAAGAGCTTGTGGAGCTCCAACAGTCCTCCATACATTACTTCTATAAATAATTTGATTTGCATTCAATTCTAAAGGTGCTCTAGGTCCATTATTAAGAATACCTACATTTCCATTATTATACCATATTGAAGTTGTACCTGTTACTCCAATCCAAAAAGGTGTACCTGAAGGACCAGTATTTCCAATTGGACCAGTTGTTCCTGTGTTACCAGTTTGTCCAGTTGGACCAGTTGGACCACTTGTTCCTGTATTACCTGTATTACCTGTTGGACCAGTACAACCAGTATTACCAGTTGTTCCAGTATTACCTGTTGGACCTGTTGTTCCTGTTCTACCAGTTTGCCCAGTTGGACCAGTTGGACCTGTTGAACCAGTTGTTCCTGTGTTACCAGTATTACCAGTTTGTCCAGTTGGACCAGTATTACCTGTATTACCAGTTGGACCTGTATTACCTGTTGGACCTGTTGTTCCTGTTCTACCAGTTTGTCCAGTTGGACCAGTAGGACCACTTGTTCCTGTATTACCTGTTGGACCAGTAGAACCAGTTGTTCCTGTTCTACCAGTTTGCCCAGTTGGACCTGCATTACCGGTTGTTCCAGTATTACCAGTTGTTCCAGTTGTTCCTGTATTACCAGTTTTTCCTGTTGAACCTGTATTACCAGTTGAGCCAGTACAACCAGTATTACCAGTTGTACCAGTTGGACCAATAGGACCAATAGGACCAATAGGACCAATGACACCTTGAGGACCTTGAATGCCTTGAATGCCTTGAATGCCTTGATGGCCAACAGCACCTTGAATACCTGTATTACCAATAGGACCTTGAATACCCTGAAGACCTTGAGGGCCTTGAGGACCTTGAGAACCAGCAGGACCTCTTTCACCATTAATTCCCTGAATACCTTGAGGACCTTGAGGACCTTGAGAACCTTGAGGACCTTGATAACCAGTATCACCTCTTTGACCTACAATACCTTGAATTCCTTGAATACCTTGAGGACCAGCAGGACCTTGAATACCTTGAGGACCAGCAGAACCTTGAATACCTTGAGGACCAGCAGGACCTTGAATACCTTGAAAACCAGTATCACCTTTTTGACCAATAAGGCCTTGAATGCCTTGAATACCTTGAGGACCTATTTCTCCAACAGGTCCTCTTTCACCAGAAGCACCTCTTTCTCCAACAGGACCTTGAATACCTTGAATGCCTTGAATACCTTGCAGACCTTGAAGACCTTGAAGACCTTGAGGACCTTGAAGACCTTGAGGACCTTGAAGACCAATAGAACCTGTAGAACCATTTACTCCTTGAATAAATGATGTGGCTGAAATACTCAAATTACTATAATCTTGTGGATATTGAAAATAAATATATGCTGTATCAAGATTAGATATAGTTACTTTTATTTCTACTTGTATGATGTCTCCTTCATTGACTTCGTAATATTCTGAATCCGTTGGGTTAATGATACCATTTATTACATTTGTATTTGATGTTGGAACATCATTTGCTTGTAATTTAATAGGTAGTATATCTCCATATAACATATTAGTTGTTGTAGTATTGATAAGATTAAATTGAGTTATTGTTACTGTTGAATTATTTGAAATGCAACTACCATATATAATAGATTGAATAGCTCCATTTGATACTATTTTAAAAGTTTTATTACTTATATAATTAAAATTATAAACAGTTGTTTCACTTATAGAAATATAATAATTGTCAGGAATAATGACAGGTGATTTTGGAGTATAACTTAATAAATAAACTCCAGGAGGTAGGGATGATTCAGGTGTGGACCAATAATTATAATATAAATAAAATCCAGGTCCTCCTGGATTACCGTTTAGTCCAGTATTTCCCTGGTCACCTTTAGCACCAACAAGACCTTGAACTCCTTGAGGTCCTCTTTCACCAATAGGACCTTGAGGACCTTGAATACCAATAGGACCCTGCACTCCTTGAATACCTTGAATTCCTTGAGGACCAATAAGACCTTCAGGACCGATAGGACCAATAGGGCCCTGCACACCTTGAATGCCTTGAGGACCTCTTTCACCAATAAAGCCTTGAGGGCCAATAGGACCAATCAGGCCTTGAGGGCCGATTTCACCAATAGGACCTTGAGGACCAGCAGGGCCAATAGGACCAATTATACCTTGAATACCTTGAATTCCTTGAGGACCAATAGGACCTTCAGGACCAATAGGACCAATAGGACCCTGCACACCTTGAATGCCTTGAGGACCTATTTCACCAATAAAGCCTTGAGGGCCAATAGGACCAATAGGGCCTTGAGGGCCGATTTCACCAATAAGACCTTGAGGACCAGCAGGGCCAATAAGACCAATTACACCTTGAATACCTTGAATTCCTTGAGGACCAATAGGACCTTCAGGACCAATAGGACCAATAGGACCAATAAGTCCTTGAGGACCAATAGGACCAATAATACCTTGAATACCTTGAATACCTTGAGGACCAACAGGACCAAGAGGACCTTCAGGGCCAATAGGGCCAACAGGACCAATAGGACCTTGATAACCTTGAGGACCTATTTCACCATCTATTCCTTGAACACCTTGAATACCTTGAGGACCTCTTTCACCAATAGAACCATTTGGGCCAGTCGGACCGCCAGGAGTTCCTGGTTGTCCTTGAATTCCAGCTGGACCTGTTGCACCTGTAGTTCCGGCTAAACCTGTTGCACCTGTAGAACCAGGTGAACCAAAAGAACCAGAACCATTTCTTGAAGGAAACAAATTTCGTGAATATGACATAATATATTATAATATATAATATAATATAATATAATATAACACATATATAAATTTATTTGAATCCAAAAAAACTTTTTCTTTTAGTCTTTTTAGATTTATTTTTTCTCTTTTGAGTTTTTGGTTTTTTGACATTGAGAGAAAGATCTGCAGGGCGATATGTCAAAAACCACTCTTCATATTCTTTTGTTCCCCTTTTATCCTTTAATTCTTTGAATTTTGCAGATTTTTCAGCACGCATTTCCTCACGTGTTTCTTGATGTCCATAACAATTTATACTAAATCTTTTCAATAATCCCTTTTGTTCTAAACGATTTTTCTGTTGAACATCAAAAAGGAATTGAGCCATGCAAAGAATACGGTCAACATCGTAATAATTTCTTCCTGTATATAAGAAAGCTAAATAATAACTTAACATAGTATCAATTGTCGCTACACGAATGGTACGACCTTTCATAAAAATATTATTATAACTATGACAAGCTATTGGTTTATATATGAATGCAACTGTATCTTTACCAACTTCTATTTGAAAATGTTCAGGAATAACATCACTGATTCCAGGTCTTTTAATAATTTTAATATTATGAATATTAATATCCTTTAATCTTTCCTTAATAATTTCTGCTGTTGTTTCTGGTTCAGAAGAAATAACATCAAAATCTGGTATTTTTTTTAATTGTTTTTGAAGTTCTTTGGGCATATATTTTGAATATAGAGAGATTGCATAACCACCGAAAAATACAACGCTTTGATTGATAAGAGTTTCTTTCACAGTTTCATATATTTCTTGTCCATGAACTTTATCGGACATTTCTCTCTGAAAGTCTACTTGCATACATTGTTTAGCTGTTAATGGATAATGTTTATTCAAAAGTGTTAATCGTTTTAAAACTTTTTCCCAACGACTAATATCTCCAGCAGGACGAGATAATTCTAAATACATAGACATTCTTAAATAATTCGGAGGTGCATAATAAATTCCTGCTACTTTAATAGATTCATCCTTTAATCTTTTATATAATTCTAATGGAACATTAGTAATATCAGCAACAGGAATAAAATTAACAAAGACTTTGTATGTACCATAATGTTGTCCAGATTTTGCTTCTACTTCAGTAAGTCCAGCTTTAAAATAAATATTTGCAAGTTCTTTAGCATCATTTAATGCGTTAGCAGTGAAAAAATCATAATCAGGGATTTCAACTTCTTTATTATAAAATTGGTCTTCTTTGGGTAAAATATTATTAATTGCGGTTCCACCATAGCAAATAAGACTTTTACGCCTAATAAAATTTTCCACAATAGAAATAATTTGTTGGATTTCAGGTGAATTTACAGTTTTTTTACCAATTTGTTCCTCTGCACTATCTACTGCAGCTCTTAATATTGTTAATTCGCAATCATCAAAAGACATTTTTTTATCGCATAATTTTAACATGTTAAACAAATTACTAATATAATAAAATATAATAATATCAATGTTATTTTGATATTATTTCCTTTATATTGGTTTTTCCTTATATTGTTTTTTCTTTAAATGGGGTTTTCTTTAAATGGGTATTTCTTTAAATGGGTTTTCTTTATATTGGTTTTTTCTTTATATTGGTTTTTCCTTATATTGTTTTTTCTTTAAATGGGTTTTTTTTATATTTCAAATTTATAATAATCTTCACTTACTGTGCGTGTTTGATAAGATAGAGCTGGATTTTGAGGAGCAGGAGCATCAATATAAAGTGGTTTGTATCTAAGTCTAGCTGGTTTTAAATCAAATGCAGTACCACTTTTATCATAAAAACCAAAATCAACTGCTAAATAACTATCAAAATTATTATAATTCATTGCAATCATTTGACATCCCATTTCACGACAAACAACTGGATTTGGATTTGCTGGTTTTTCACCTCTATCTGGTAAAGCAATTGTCATAAATTGTCTATTATATTGAATAAGTTCATTCATATCAGGTGTATTTTTAACATCATAATATCTTAATGCTCTCATAAAAACCGAATTACTAGTCATGTTTATATATTCATAAAACTCTTTACAATCCATAAAAGTTTGATTACTTTTATCAACAATAACAACAATTTTACCAAGTAATTCTACAATAGGAACTTCTCCCATATTTTTAAGACCATTTTCAAAACTGTAAGTTGGACCTAAAAAGAAACTATCATATTTCTTAAATAATGATGCTAAATTTTCATACATATGAATATTTGTACTTTTAATTCTTAAATGAAATAAAATAGGGTCTTTTGGATTAGGTGCATAAGAAGAATTGGTTATTACTTCCATAATTTCTGAAAATGGAACATAATTATATGTTTCTTTAATAAAATAATCATCTACAGTAGAAGTGGCAACAACAGGCTTATCATTAATAGAATAAATCTCAAAATCAAAACCACGAACACCTTGTCTAACTAAATTTTTAAAAATGCAAATGCTTACAAAAGAATTTTTATAACTTCCTAAACTACAACAATTATAAGCAGTTTTAATATAATAATCTCTTAAAGAATATTGACTATCTGGATCAGATGTATTAATGTTTGTAATTCTGTTATTTTTCTCTGAATATAAATTATCCATAGTTGTACATGTTCTAGATATAAAACTCTTTATTATGAGATAATATATTAATGCTAAAACAACTATAACAATAAAAAATATTAACATCGCATAAAATATTGTATTTTCTTTTAGCGATAATAATTTATTCGTAAAATTTGTAATATTATTTGTTGCATTATTTGTTGCATTATTTGTTACATTATTTTTTGTACTTCCATATGAATTACTTTTTGTTGATAATAAAGGTGATTTTTCAGACATATCTAATATAATATATTATTTTATATATATAAAAAAATACATTAATCAAATAAAACAATTAAATATATTGTTTATATATTATAACAAAACATGCCAGGTGGCTTAATGAACTTAACATCAGAAGGGCAACAAAATATAATATTAACCGGAAATCCTACAAAAACTTTTTTTAAAAGCACATATTCAAAGTATACAAATTTTGGTCTTCAAAAATTTCGTATAGATTTTGAAGGAGCAAAAACATTGAGACTTGTTGAACCCTCTGTATTTACTTTTAAAATTAAGCGTTACGCAGATTTATTAATGGATTGTTATTTATCAGTAGAATTACCAAATATATGGAGCCCAATTATGCCACCAATAAATGATACTACAATTGAACAAAATAATGCAGGTAGCTGGATACCTTATGAATTTCGTTGGATTGAAAATATTGGAGCTCAATTAATTTCTAAAATATCTATTACTTGTGGAAATCAAACTCTTCAGGAATTTTCAGGAGGTTATTTATTAGCACAAGTTCAGCGTGATTTTGATGGACAAAAAACAGCACTTTTTAATAAAATGATTGGAAATATTCCTGAAATTAATGACCCTGGAAATGCAGGCACTCGTGTAAATTCTTATCCAAATGCTTTTTATACAAGTAATCCTGCTGGAGCAGAACCATCTATTCGTGGAAGAACCTTGATTGTTCCATTAAATGCTTGGTTTGGTATTCGTAGTCAAATGGCATTTCCTTTAGTTTCATTACAATATAATGAACTTCAAATAGTGGTAACATTAAGACCAATACAAGAATTATTTCAAATACGTGATGTATTTGATAGTTATAATAATTATCCATATGTTGCACCTAATTTTAATCAATGGTATATGCAATTTTACCGCTTTCTACAGACACCACCTGATATTGAATTAGGTGTAAATTCATATACTGACCAACGCACAATATGGAATGCCGACGTACATTTGAATTGTACATATTGTTTTTTATCTAATGAAGAATCCCGAATATTTGCACTCAATGAACAAAAATATTTATTTAAACAAGTGAGAGAAAGTGTTTTCTATAATGTTACTGGACCAAATAAAATTCAATTGGATTCTTTAGGAATGATAACTAGTTATTTGTTTTATATGCAAAGAAGTGATGTAAATTTGCGTAATGAATGGAGTAATTATACAAATTGGCCTTATAGATATATTCCAAATGATTTAGTTCAAGCACCTACAACAAGCAGTTATGAAATAATTAGATATAATAATGGTGTTGCAACACCAACGCAAGTGGGACCAGGTGTAAACGCAAATGGAAAATTAACAGGTTGGATGATTACTGGTAATTATAGTTTTGAAAATGAAAAACAAATTTTGACATTTTTAGGAATATTATTGGATGGATCTTATAGAGAGAATATTCAACCAGCAACAGTATATAATTTGATTGAAAAATATTTACGCACTGGAGGTAATGCTCCAGATGGTTTATATTGTTACAATTTTTGTTTGAATACATCCCCTTATGAATTACAACCTTCTGGTGCAATCAATATGAGTCGGTTTACAAATATTTTATTTGAATTTAACACTATTATTCCACCATTGGATCCTTTAGCACAATCATTAACAATATGTGATCCAAATACTGGAAATGTTATTGGAATTAACAAACCAACTTGGCGAATTTATGATTATAATTTTAATTTAATATTGTTTGAAGAGAGAATAAATATGGTTACATTTATTGGTGGAAACGCGGCTCTTATGTATGCAACATAAATAATAATATTTAAAGAATAAACTTAAAAAAATAATAATAAAATAAACTAATAACTATGAGCTCAACAGAATCATCAATAAAAACTCAAATATTGAAAACATTTAATGACCAATTTATGCAGTTTGTTGAAGATATTATTAATGTTTTCCCTAATGATCCTGATATAACATTAGCAAAAAATGCATTTATATTTTTTAGAAAAACAAATCCAAAAATTTTAATTGATATTTGGTATAAATATGTTGCAAAAAAGTATCAAGATGTTATTCTAAAAGGTGATATAAGTTTTTTTCTTGAAAAAGATTATGGAGATGATTTAGAAAATTTAAATGACTGGTCTAAAAAATCTCTAGAAGCGATTAATAGATTGAGAGATCCTGTTAAAAATATGAATCCTGAGAATCAATCTAAATCAATGAAATATTGTCAAAATTTAACAACTTTGTGTATACATTATTGGGAAAAATAAATTATTAAATAATGAAAATAATGAAAAATAATGTTATTTATTTTAAGAATTTAAATAAATAATATTATAAAACAGATATAAATGGCACAAATTTCAGAAGCTCCAGAAGAATTCAAAAAGGTTATTAATGATTTTATTTCAGATATGATAGCTACATTTCCAGAATATGAAGGTATTATTAATAAATGGTGGAAGAGCAAAAGTTTTAATGATATTGAAGATGAAGAAGAGAGAAATAACTTAGTATTAAAGGATAAATCAAACCGTCTTAATTTCATATTTAATCATTGCATTAGAGTTTATCCTGAGCGTTTCTTTGATATTATCTATAAAAATTCCGAAATGTTTAGCGTTGCTTCTCCTATAAATACCGATTTTTTACCTGGTATTTGTTTTAAATACTTATGGCAACTAGATATGAGTGATAGTACTCGTGATACAATTTGGAAATATCTACAATTAATTGCAATTTCAATAATTGGATGTGTTCAAAACAAAGAAGCATTTGGAAATACTGCAAAGTTATTTGATAATATAGATGAAAATGAATTTAAAGAGAAATTAGAGGAAACGTTGGAAAAAATGCAAGAATTATTTGATTCTAATTTTCATGAAAATCTACAACAAGAAGGTGAAGGAGGTGAAGGAGAAGGAGGTGAAGGAGAAGGAGGTGAAGGAGAAGGAGGTGAAGGAGGTGAAGGAATACCAAAAAGCGGTATGAATATGCCTTCAGCAAATGATATTCACAATCATATTAATAATATGTTAACAGGTAAAATTGGTAATTTAGCAAAAGAAATTGCTGAAGAGACAGCACATGATTTAAATATTGATATGGAAGATGCAGGTGATATTAAAGGAGTATTTCAAAATTTATTTAAAAATCCTGGAAAATTAATGGGAATGGTAAAAAATGTAGGAGAAAAACTTGATACAAAAATTAAATCTGGAGAGATTAAAGAAAGTGAATTAATTGCAGAAGCTAGTGAATTAATGAGCAATATGAAAAATATGCCAGGAATGGAAGATATTCAAAGCATGTTAAGCAAAATGGGTATGGGAGGAGGTGGTGGAAAAATGAATATGAATGCTATGAAATCACAACTTCAACGCAATATGAAGATGGCACAAATGAAAGAGAGAATGAAGAATAAAGCACAAAAAACTACAGAAATCCAATCACAAACATCAATACCAACTCAACAGAATGCTTTAACAGATGAACAATTGATATCGGTATTTAGTACAGGAGAGAAAGTAGAACGAACTCCAGTTGGAACAAAACCAAGTAAGAATAATAAAAAAAATAAAAATAAAAATAAAAAATAAAAATAAATTGAACACTTAATTTTTGTAATTTGAATTATATAAAAATTAAGTAATGTTATATATATAATATGTCAAGCAAATTCTGGTTAAATGACCCTACAATATTATTAAACAAAAAATCAATTATGCAACTATGGCCTTGTCCAAAAATGACATTTGAGGAAAAAATGAATTCTATTAGCAGATTAGTTATTATATTATCTCTTTTAGGATTTGTATTTACAATGTCTATTCGCATTTTAATTATCGGATTTATTACACTTTTTGCAATTATATTAATGTATCAATACAAAACTAATTCAAAAACAAAATCAGTAGAAGGATTCACAAAACACAATAATTTTGAACCAATAGATAATTATTCAAGTGGTCCTATAAAAATCAAAAACCCTGAAACATTAGAATATCATTTGAGAAGTGATTTTGAAAAAGTTAACAAAAAAAATCCATTTAATAATGTACTTTTAACACAAATTAATGATGATCCTGAAAGAAAAGCAGCTCCTCCTTCTTTTAATCCTGATGTAGATGAAGATATTGTAAGGAGTGTAAAAAAAATGGTTCAAAGCTTGAATCCTGGAATTAAAAATACTAATAAACAATTATTTGGTGATTTAGGAGAAAATTTTTATTTAGATCAATCTTTAAGAATATTTAATTCTAATCCAAATACTCGTGTTGCCTCTGATCAAGGTGCATTTGGAAAATTTTTATATGGAAATATGCCTAGTGCTAAAGAAGGCAATCCTTTTGCTTTATTACAAGACAATTACAGATATACACTTTATTAAATATTATTTATTTATTTATAATATTCCCCCAATAATTTGTATAAATTATTTTAGGCATTTCCTTCAAATTACATGGAACAACATTACAATATTCTCTATAAAGTCTAGATTGTTCATTATATGTTCTATAATTTGAAGAATGAACATGAATTGATTGAATACTGTAACATGGATTACTTATATAAATACCAGAATTATAAACTATATTTGCAAATACATTATCACATCCAAGAGTACCAAATTCAAAATTAAGAATATTTGTATTTACTTTTAGTGGACTTTTAAAAATCCAACAATCTTGAGAATTATCACGAGGTTTACCATTTTCTGAATATAATGTTAAATCACCGTTTTCATGTTCATCATATCTTAGTAAAGCAAAAGCATTGTTTGAAAGTGTTGTATTATCAATTTTTGACAAGGTTTCATTAAAATAAATATCACTGTTAGAGAGAATACATAATTTCCCAATACATTCTTCTGAATTATTAATATAATTTATGGCATCATCAAATCTTAATTTATAATTAGGTGAATTATTAATAATAACTTGCTGAATCTTTTGGGGTTCTTCTTCCTGTTGTATTGGTAATTTATATATTTTATCATTTAATAATATTATTTTTTCAATAAATGGATTTTCATAATTCCTTATCAAACACTTATTGATTTCTTTCTCTCTTAACTCATTATTTGGAACATAAAAGGTAGTAATAAGAATCATTATATTATGACTTATTATAATTTTTTGTTTAAATTTTAATAAATAATAATAATTTAGAATATGTAATAAATTAATTACAATAAAAAGAAAAATAAAATAATGTAAAGTATATATAATGGCGTATGTTACTAACTTCACATTTGATAATATGTCCAGAATTGGAAATGATGTTTGCACTCAGGATCAAAACACAATTCAAGATATAAAAGCATCTAATTATTTATTGCAAAATTATTTTGCAGATGATTGTTCTATGAGACAACCAATTGCTTTAGCAACTACCCAACCTGGTGTTTTTTATAATGGTGGTCATAATTCTGGTGCTGGAGGATGTAATATTGATAAAAGTTCTCAGCTTTTAATTGGTACTATTCAAACTCATCCAAAGGCTCGTATTGACCTTTTTCACCGTCCATTTGCCACTGTACCTTTTTTAGGTCGTGGTTCTGTAAATCCTGTTTTAGAATCACAGATTCAACAAGGTGATTTTATCACAAATAAACGTAGTGTTACTCATCTTACTGAGAAAAGTTATATTAAATATTCTAATACTCCTCTCATTCCCACTGTAAAAGAACGAATTACAAATCCTGCATATTGTGTAGAAGGTGCTGCCTCTAATGGTTGGATTCGTGGTGGAATTCCTTCGCGTGATTTAACACGTGATAAGGATTACTTCAATACTCATACTACAGACCAATATGTTTAGACTTGGTCATTATTTTATTATATATTTTTAAATAAACAATTTAAAAATATGCACACATTTTAAATAAATTGTTAAATGTATAAAACCGAAATAACATTGAAATATTTTATGTATGATAATGATTTGAAGTCTATTTATGAAAACTTAGAATCTTATAAAAATGTGGAAGAAGACCTTGATTTGTCTGAAGAAAAATATCGCATTGAAATGTTAGAATTATTTGGTGTTAAAGATATTTGTGATGATAAAATAAATGAAATCATAAATGATATTTATGAAAAAATAAAAATTGATGAAAATATGATTGAAATTCTACAAAAAATGGCAAACATATTTTTTAGTGAAGATCCTGAACTCGGTTTAACGGTAGGGTTTTCTTATAATTATTTATATTTATTGCATCCATGTATATGTGATTTATTAAAAGATGGAAAAATCGGCGAAGAACATTTTACAAGATTAAAAAATGCAGTAGATAAAAATATAAAGTAATAATAATGATTAATTTTTAATAAAATAGATTTATTTTATAATAATAATAAAATATTGTATATTATTAATGGCATCCACAAGGAATATTAATACACCTGGAAATTATTATTTAGAACAAAAACAATATAAAGAATCCCAAGGCTATACTCTTTATCCATATTCACAATATGGAGCTGCTTATGATACAAAGCTTCCTGGATTAGGAGTAAATCCTGGACAAGTTCCATGGAATAAAATGTCTAATAATGCTGCTGATATTGAATCCTTTTTATTTGGAATTGATTCTACTAATTTAGTAAATCAAGCACCTCCTCTTGTAGCTGAATTGAAAAATCTAGAAACTGCACATTTTTTTAGTAGGTCTGCTACATTATTACCTGAGCCTTTAGTAGTAGAAAAAGGACAGCGCCCTTTTCCATGTCCAAAATAAATTTATAGTAATATAACTTTTTATAATAACATATCATTTATTTCATTTTTCCTTTGAATATAATTATTAAATTTTTATATAATTTACATAAATTACATAAATTACTTAAATTACATAAATTACTTAAATTACTGTATAATTCATCTATTTTTATCAAAATAAAAGCATTGTAAATAAGAAAAGATATAAATTATTTTTATATTTATCAATATTATAATAGATTATGTATAATAATCTTAATAAATCTGTCACTAGAAAAGAGACTATTATTGGACCTGGTAATATTGTTATTCATGGTAGAGACGCTAGTGGAGCAGATGCAACTATTAGTTCAGATAATGCAGGACTTGCTTATTCTCAGTTTGGATTCGCAACTCCTTTTTTGAATGTAGGACCAGATGTAGCAGTTAATGGTGCTGTAGGAGGATGGCAACTTAGTACAATTACAGACCCTCCAAATACATCTGGTGCAAATCCTGTAGATTTAGTTGCACAAGTAACGCTTGTCAATGGTGTATATTATCCAGGTGGTACAGGTCCAAAATATTCCCTTATTACTGGTAATAATAATACTGGTTCTACTGGTTCTACTGGTGCAGATGGTGTTATCGGTGCAACAGGTTCTTATGGTTCAACTGGAGAAACAGGAACAACAGGTTGTACTGGAGAAACAGGAACAACTGGTTCAACAGGTTCAACAGGAAAAACAGGAACAACAGGTTCAACAGGTTCAACAGGTTCAACAGGAAAAACAGGTACAACCGGAACAACAGGTTCAACAGGTGCAACTGGTAGAACCGGAACAAGAGGCTCAACTGGTTCAACTGGTTCAACTGGTTCAACCGGAACAAGAGGCTCAACTGGTTCAACCGGAACAAGAGGACAAACAGGAACAACAGGTACAACCGGAATAACAGGTACAACCGGTACAACCGGAATAACAGGTTCAACAGGTGCAACTGGTAGAACCGGAACAAGAGGCTCAACTGGTTCAACAGGTTCAACAGGAACAACAGGAACAACAGGTTCAACAGGTTCAACAGGAACAACCGGAACAACTGGTGCTACTGGTTCAACTGGTTCAACTGGTTCAACTGGTACAACAGGAACAACAGGTTCAACAGGTTCAACCGGAACAACAGGAACAACAGGAACAACAGGTTCAACAGGAACAACAGGTTCAACAGGAACAACAGGTTCAACTGGAGAAACAGGAACAACTGGTTCTACCGGTTCAACAGGAACAACTGGTTCTACTGGTTCAACAGGTTCAACTGGAGAAACAGGAACAACTGGTAATACAG